AGTAACAATGATTTAAGGTCTTATTTATCTGAAGAGGTAAGCACCGATCTAGATGAAGCTCGACTAGATCTACAAAATATTACTACAAACAAAGAAGACTTAATTGAAGAAAGACTTAAAGTAACAGAACAAATAAATTATAATGGTGTCATTGCGGAAATGCTTAGAGACACTGGAATTAAAACTAAAATAATAAAACAGTATTTACCCGCAATTAATAAACTTGTTAACCAACATTTACAAGTACTAGATTTCTTTGTTTCATTCGATTTAGATGAAAGCTTTCAAGAAACTATAAGATCAAGATTCAGAGATGACTTTACTTATGAATCTTTTAGTGAAGGTGAAAAACAAAGAATCGATTTATCGTTGTTATTTACATGGCGTCAAATAGCAAAGATGAAAAACTCGGTTTCAACTAATCTATTAATATTAGATGAAACCTTTGACTCATCATTAGATCATGATGGTGTTGAAAACTTATTGAAAATACTAAACACACTTGGTGAAGATACTAATACGTTTATTATATCACATAAAGGAGATATATTAGATGGTAAGTTTGATGCTAAGATTGAATTTGTTAAAGAAAGAAATTTCTCTAAAATGAAAATTTAAATGTGTACATTTAGTAAAAACTGTGGTATAATTAATTATAAAATCAGAAGGAGTATATAATGCAATTAAGTGATTCCACCCTGGACATCCTTAGAAACTTTTCGTCTATTAATCAAAATATTTTGATTACTGCTGGAAGTCCTATTAGAACCATCAGTGAAGCCCGTAATGTTGTGGCTAAAGCTGAAATACCAGAAACCTTTGACAAAGACTTTGGCATCTATGATTTAAATGAATTCATTGGTGTAACCGGTTTAGTCAATAATCCTAACCTTGAATTTAATAATGATTTTGTTGTTATATCTGATGAGTCAGGTAGATCCAACGTAAAGTATTTCTATTCAGCTGCTGAAACATTAACAACACCTACAAAAGATGTTGCAATGCCTGAGCCAGATGTTAAGTTTACATTAGATAATGACACTCTTAATAAACTTAAAAAAGCTGCATCAACACTTGGTCATAAAGAAGTTTTAATAAAAGCTAATAACGGTGTGTTAAGTTTATCTATTGTTGAAAATCAAAATGCAACATCAAATGCATATTCAATTGATATTGATGGTGAGTTTAAAGAAGATGCCGTCTTTAATTTTATTATAGATATATCTAACTTGAAAATTTTACCCGGTGATTATGATGTTGAAATTTCCTCGAAATTAATAACACAGTTTTCCCATAAAGAATTAAGTGTAAAGTATTGGATTGCACTTGAAAAATCGTCAACTTACGGAGTTTAATAATGACAAGCAATAATGACCAATTATATGACCTTTCTAATAAGGCATCAAGAAGTACCATCGCTGTTATCGATGCGGTAACACAAAGAGGTGGTTTTAAAGGTGAAGAGTTATCTACTATCGGTGGACTAAGAGATCAGTGCATTCAGATAGTTCAACTATGTGAAACCATTCAACAAGAAAAAGCTATGGAAACTCCAGCAGCTGAAGAACCTGCACCTAAAAAGTAATTACGCTTTATTGAATTTTATTTTATTTGTTATGGAGAAATGCGTAAATGTCTAATGAGTACCTATGGGTTGAAAAGTACAGGCCACAAAAAGTTGCCGATACTATACTACCTACTAAACTAAAAGAAACCTTTCAAAAAATAATTGATGGTGGTGAACTACCAAATATGTTATTTACTGGCTCTGCTGGGTTAGGTAAAACAACTGTTGCCAAAGCAATGTGTAATGAACTTAATTGTGATTACATATTGATTAATGGTTCTGAAGAAGGCAACATCGATACACTAAGAACTAAAATCAAACAGTTTGCTTCATCGGTTTCATTATCGAGTGACTTTAAAGTTGTAATACTTGATGAAGCAGATTATTTAAATCCACAATCAACTCAACCTGCTCTTCGTGGTTTCATTGAAGAGTTCTCTAGTAATTGTAGATTTATTCTTACTTGCAACTTTAAGAATAGAATCATTGAACCACTACATTCAAGATGTGGTGTATATGAATTCAATACATCTAAAAAAGACCTTGCACCTATAGCGAGTCAATTCATGAAAAGATGTCAGTACATTCTTGAAGAAGAAGGTGTAAGCTATACACAAATGGCAGTTGCAGATCTAATAATGAAATTTGCACCCGATTGGCGTAGAGTCATAAATGAATTACAACGATATTCAGTCAATGGTAACATTGATGCTGGTATAATTAATGTTGTAAGTGATAAAAACTATGATGATCTTTTCTCTTATTTGAAAAATAAAGATTTCAAAAAGATGAGATCTTGGGTTGTAAACAATATAGATACAGATGCAGCAGCAATCTTCAGATCTATATACGATCGGATGGCGGAGAAAGTTGCCCCGCAGTCTATTCCACAACTGGTTTTAATTTTAGGTGATTATCAATATAAGAATGCTTTTGTTGCTGATCACGAACTTAACGTAGTAGCATGCTTAACGGAGGTAATGTCAGATGTTCAATTCAATTAAATTAACTTTATACACTCAAGAAGATTGTTATTATTGCCATGAACTAAAACGTAAATTAATGCAATGGGATTACAGCTTCAGAGAAATTAATGTTAGTTATGATTTATTTGCAAAAGATTTTATGAGAGAAAAAGGTCATAGAACCGTACCGCAGCTTTATTGGAATAATACGCATTTAAATAAGTTTCCTACATCTGACTTAACAAAAGAGCATATAGAAGCTGAAATAGATTATGACAATTATATTGGTGGAGTCGAAGATTGGGGAAATCAAAAAAGAGCATAGCTATCGTTGGCGGTGGAATCGCTGGCATAACTTCAGCATACTTTTTATCCAAAAAATATAAAGTAAGACTATACGATCCTAATGGTATTGCAGAACAATGCAGCTATGCCAATGGCGGTCAATTGTCTGTGTGTAATGCTGAAGTGTGGAACACTTATGAAAATATAGCTAAGGGTATTAAATGGCTAACACAACCAGATGCTCCACTTGCATTTAGACCAGATGTATGGTCTTGGTCAAAAGTTAAATGGATCGCTGGATTTGTCGGTGCCACTCTTAAAAACAGATATGAACACAATACGCGTAGAACTATAGAATATAGTTTACGTTCTCGTAAATTAATGAAGAAGTTAATGAAAGAAACTGGCATAGAGTTTCATCATAACGATTGTGGTATACTACACATTTATAGAAACAAACAATCATGGGACAAAGCACAAAAAACTTTAGAAAGATTTAAAGATACAGGTTGGGGTAGAGTTAAAACAAAAACAAATCTCATAAAGTATAATATTAAATCAAATGATGTCATAGGTGCAACATTAACTAAAGGTGATTCAGTAGGTGATATACACGCTTTTTGTAAAAACCTATGTACTCATATGATGAAAGACTCCAAATATGATTTTAGTATTAGAGTTAATAAGATAGTGGCCACACGTGAAATTAAGTTCTTATCAGGTAAACGTGATATGGCTTTAAGTTTAGATGATCTTAAAAAAGAATATGATGAAATAGTTGTATGTGCCGGAGCTTACACACCAGCATTAGTGCCAGTAAATGTATATCCTATCAAAGGTTACTCAATAACGTATGACAATGCGTACGAAGGTCCTAATATTTCTGTCTTAGATGATGAAAGAAAAATAGTAGCATCACCATTCGCAAATAATATGTTTAGAGTTGCTGGAACTGCTGAATTAGCAGAATGGAATCACGACATACGCCAAGATAGAATTAAACCTCTAGCTGATTGGGTAAAACAAAATACTTTTATAAAAAGAGATAACTATAATGAATGGGCATGTTTAAGACCAATGACACCTGATATGATACCTATCGTAAGAAAAATTAAAGGTGTATGGGTTAATACTGGAGCTGGTCATTTAGGTTGGACTATGGGTATGGCTTTAGCCGAAAGGATATCAAAGGAAATATAATGGAAATAGAAATGTTAAATCAATTTGTAAATCAATTAGCAATGTGTGAGTTATTATCAGCACATGACTTATTGCAACCATCATTGGCATTTGACTGTATGCAAGTTGAAAACTTTATAAAAGAATCATACTTTGATAATAACTATCAAGCTTTCATAGCTTGGTGGGATTCAACCGTAGTACCAATTACAGAGGAATTTAATACTCTGTATCAAGGAACTCAAAATGAAAGTATGTAATTTAAATAGCTTTTACTTTATTAATAAAGTTAAAAATCACGACGAAGTAAAAGAAAAACTTTTGTATCTTATAAAAAATAATGAAGCAGATTCTACTACTTACAATGATGCATTTATCACTAGAACAGATTATCACTTAGACGAAAATCATGAAAGAACATACTTACCACTTTTCTTTGATACAATAGAACCTATTATGCAAGAACAATCTAAGTTTATGTTTACTCAAGAAATGTCAATACACCACGCATGGTTTCAACAATACTGGCAATTTGATAAACACGATTGGCATACACATGGTAAAGCACAATTTGCTAACATTTATTATTTAGAACTACCTGATAAAAATAATAAGACAGAATTTTTTAATGTCTTAGATCAAAAAATAATTAAAGAAATTGAGATAGAAGAAGGTGATTTAATTACCTTTCCTGCCTATATAATACATAGGTCCAATACAAATTCTGAAAAACAAAAAACAGTAATATCATTTAACAGTAGCTTTGAAACTACCGATGCACAGAGAGTAGATAGTTTATTATGAACCCTTTTGAATATGTAAATGCAATTAACTATACTAAGAAAGATATAATGATTGATGACGTGACGGAGAAAGGATATGCTCCGTACATGATTAATAGACAACTATCATACTTTCCAGATACAGTTCTTGCAGCAAATGAAATGAATCGCAACCACCACCTTGACAATCGTTTACAATTTGACTTTTTTATAAATATAGTTAGAAAACGTAAAAGGTTTTCTAAATGGCATAAGCCAGAAACTGTAAGTGATTTGGAAGCAGTAAAAAAATATTATGGCTATAGTAATGAAAAAGCCCGCCAAGTATTATCTCTCCTAACCACTGATCAGATTAATGAATTGAAAAATAAGGTAATGACCGGTGGAAGAAAGTAATATAGTAGAATGGGCTCCAGCTAATATGTTGGAAGTCACATTAAATGAGCCAGATGATTTTTTAAAGATAAGAGAAACATTAACACGAATTGGTGTAGCATCTCGTAAAGACAACAAACTCTATCAATCATGTCATATACTTCACAAGCAAGGTAGATACTTCATAGTTCACTTTAAAGAACTTTTCCTGCTTGATGGAAAGAAATCTAACTTAGAAGAAAATGATGTAGCAAGAAGAAACACAATCGCAACTCTTATGAGTGATTGGGGTTTACTACAAATTGATAAAGCCACAAAGCTAGAACCAATCGCACCGTTAAGACAAATTAAGATTATATCTTTTAAAGATAAAGATGACTGGAATCTATGTCCAAAGTACAACATAGGAAATGGTTCAAAGTAAAAAAAGTTTGTACAGGCTATGTACATTTGAAAAAAAAGTATTATATATATTATAGAGTCGCCGATAACCGGGACTCGTTTAACCTTGCTAGTCAATAGGAGGCAATTATGACTAAGAACTTTATTTATCCAAGAAACGCTTTTTTGGGTTTCGACCACATTTTCGATCAGCTAGAAAATATTCATAGCCACGCGAAAGATACTTATCCACCATATAACGTAGTTAAACACGACAGCATGACGTATGAGATTGAAATGGCAGTAGCCGGTTTCAAGAAAGATCATATAGATATTGAAGTGAAAGATCATGTTATGACTATAATTGGTGATAGACCAAAGCGTAGAGAACAAGACGCTTATGTTCATAAAGGTATCAGTGCTCGAAAGTTCAATAGGTCATTTAGACTGTCTGAATATACAGAAGTAGACGGTGCAGACATTCAGGATGGAATCCTTACTGTTAATTTAAAAGTAGTTCTACCAGAAGAGAAGCGACCTCGTAAAATTAAAATTAATTAACGAGGAAAAAATAAATGACAACTCTAACTCAGACTGTAAGCACAGTCACATGCCGGGTATGCGACGCAATTGCAACCTGGTGCAAACGCACTTTATCAAATATTCAATACAATAGACAAATGGCAGCTAACAGACGTGTTGCTCAAGATCTTATAGGTCTTGGCTTTCATCATCAGAAGGAGCATGATCAAATACTCCGAAGATTGAATGATCGCACTATTAATGAATATCACGGTAAGTACTAATATGTGGCCGTATACAGAAGAAGAAAACGATTACTTATCATAATCAAATGAAAAATTAGGCGGGTTCTTCCCGCCTTTTTTATTATAAATACTAATTTATAGGAGATTTAATATGAATATAGAACAGTTAAGAAAAGAACTTGAAGTGGATGAAGGAGTTAAGTATGAAATATATAATGACCATCTCGGTTACGCTACTTTCGGTATTGGCCATCTGGTCATTGATTCTGATCCAGAACATGGACAAGAAATTGGAACACCTGTCTCAGAAGATAGAGTCATCGAAGCTTTCGACAACGACGTCCAAATCGTGCTCGCAGATTGCGAGCGATTGTACAATGACTTTAATGTCTTGCCGGAAGAAGTCCAACTAATCATTGCTAACATGATGTTTAATATGGGAAGACCTAGACTTTCAAAGTTTAAAGGTATGAAAGCTGGTGTTGATGCACAAGACTGGAACAAAGCTGCAGATGAAATGATTGACTCTGCATGGTATAGACAGGTTCCTAATAGAGCAGGTAGACTTGTAAAAAGGATGAGAGCTTTAGCATGAGTGACGATTTAGATTTTGATTTTGGATTTACTGCAGTAACTGAAGATGAGTTAGATGTAGTTAAAGATGTAACTAAAAAAGCTGAAAGTCTTGGCGCTAATGCGTTAAATACTCAAGATAGACTTGACAAACTTTATAACGCCATAACTCCACTACTCAATAATCTTAAAAAGAATCCAGAGAAAGAATATATTCTCTGGCCTAATAGACTAGAAAAAGTAGAACAATTCGAAGATTTAATACAAAAGATATATAAAAAGTAAAAAAGTCCTTTACTTTTAACAAAAACTATGGTATAATATAACTACAATGAAAAATTTTATAACATATTTAGAAGAAGCACAAGGAAAAGGATTAACAATCTTTGACATCGATGAGACTATGTTTATAACTAAAGCTAAAGTTCATGTAGTCAAAAATGGTAAAATTGTCAAGAAGCTTGATAACCAAGAATTTAATACTTATAAGAAAAAACCTGGTGAAGAATATGACTTCGGTGAATTTAAAAACGCAGAGGTCTTTCAAAAAACTTCTACACCAATCGCAAGAATGATTAACAAAGTTAAGGTTATATTGAAGAATGCTACAAGAGCAGGATCAAAAGTTATTATCGTAACTGCAAGACCTAACTTTGATAACAAGAAAACATTTCTAGATACATTTAGAAAACAAGGGATCGACATAGATAAAATCTATGTTGAACGTGCTGGTAACCTTGGCGGTGGACCAGCAGCAGAAAATAAAAGAGTAATATTTAAAAAATACTTAAATCAAAAGATATATAAAAGAATAAGGCTTTTTGATGATGCTAAATCTAATCTTAAAGTTTTTTTATCATTACAAAAAGACTACCCAGATGTTTCATTCGAAGCATTCTTGGCAAAACCAAATGGCTCTGTTTCAAGAGTAAGATAAGGAGAAAAAATGAAATCGATACTGCGCGCAATGGCAGTGGCAACACTGTCTTTGTTTCTTTGTTTACCAGCGTTTGCTGACAAGCTAAAAGTTGGATTTATATATGTAGGACCTATCGGCGACCACGGTTGGACTTATAGACATGATATTGGTCGACTAGATGTTGAAAAACATTTTGGTGATAAAGTAGAAACCACATATATAGAAAGTGTGAAGTACGGGCCTGATGCTGAAAGAGCAATCAGATCTATGGCTAAAGGCGGTGCGGATATTATATTTGCAACATCTTTTGGTTATATGGAACCTATGTTGAAAGTTGCTAAAGAGTTTCCAAATGTAAAGTTTGAACACGCAACTGGCTATAAGCAATCTAAAAATATGGCAAGTTATGGTTTAAGATTATATCAAGCCAGACACGTTCAAGGTATCATTGCTGGAATGATGACTAAGACAAATAAGATTTGTTATGTAGGTGCATTTCCAATTCCTGAAGTGATTAGAGAAATTAATACTTTCTACCTAGGTGCAAAGAAGATGAATCCAAAAGTTGATATCGATATCGTATGGGTAAACTCTTGGTATAATCCACCTAAGGAAGCTGATGCAGCTGCAGTTATGATTGCAGAAGGTTGTGACATGGTAGCTCAACATACTGATTCGCCTGCACCTCTACAAACTGCACAGAAAAATGGTGTAACTGGTTTTGGTCAAGCTTCTGATCAAATAAGGTTTGCTCCAAAAGCACAGCTTACTGCTACTATAGACAACTGGTCTCCTTACTACATTAAAAAAGTGCAAGCAGTTATAGATGGTAATTGGAAGTCCGGAGATTACTTTGGTCATATGAAAGATGATGTAGTTCAAATGGCACCATTTACTAATATGCCTGTAGATGTTAAAGCATTTGCACAGAAAATTAAAGAAGGTATTAGAGACGGTAAGTACTTTGCTTTCACTGGACCTATTAAAGACAACACTGGTAAACTTCAATTAAAAGATGGAGAGATTGCTAGTGATGCTCACTTAAATAGCATGATGTACTATGTCGAAGGCATAGACGCAACAGTGCCAAAATGATACCAGTAATCGACTTTAAAGGACCTAACGTCCTTGATAAAATCGAAGAAGCCTACACAACTGTAGGCTTCGCTGTTTTTACGAATTGTTTGACGGAGTATGAAAAAACTTCAATGGTAGTATGGTCAAACATTATGAAACAATTTTTTAAT